TAATTTTTAATTTTGGATTACGGCCCACCATCCATGATGGAAGCAAGTAAGACGCAAATTCAGATTTTGTATGCCTAGGGGGCATATTCACGATTAAGCGCTTTAGCTCACCGGTTCCTAATTTATTAAATTTTTCCGCTATGTGCCTGTGATGGGGCCCCTCTACAAATTCTGGCCACACCGCTTTAACAAAAGACAGAAAGTCATTCTTAGCTTTGTTCTGTATCTTTTTTTCAGCATGTAGCACTTGAAGTTGTCGAAAGGTCTTTCGGACATCAGGCGGTAATTTTTTTATATCTACCTTGTTCAAGTCCATATGGTACCAAAATGTTTTTACCAGCTATAACCCTCTGAATCAAGGCATAAAGGGAAAAGCAGTGGGACCCCTTTTAAATTTAAGGGGGGTTGGGGTCAATGTTCCGTGAACGTTGGGTATCGGTCTGGGACCCCTCGACCGCGGCCCGAAGGGCCGTGGAGCAATGCGCGCGAGCGAAGCGAGCGCTCCTTATACCTGTTAGCCCCGCAGGGGCCGACCCATTTTGGACACTGGTCTTCTATTGTTTATATCTTTTTATTTCTATAACATAGTCCCACATTATCCCATTGACATATACTATGTCAAGTGTTATAAATTAAATATGAAATATTATTTAAACATATGTCCTATCTGTGATCAGGAAACTCATTACGATCAATGGGCAAAGCCACAGGTAGCGTGTATTAATTGTGGAGTAGAAGAATGACATTCTGGATATGTATGTTGATATTGGTTCACGTATTAATATTGATTGGGTTGCCTAGATGGTAGAGTTTTGGCAACTGATATTTATGGAGTCGCCAATGGAATTAAGAATGCTGATGGCATTCTTCTTGGTGGCTTTGATATGGTCAATGTTTCAAAAGACTTGAGCCCTGATCTCACAATGAGGTATCTTCTAGAGTATCTCGTGGGATCTGGGGTCAAGTTATCCAAGACCCTGCTGGACGCAGTTAGGGAAGAATGCAGTGATAGATATGGATCTGGACACTGCCTTGATCAAACTTGAGCCCTGATCCATCGTCTGGAGGACAAACATCTTCGGATGGATCTGGGGTCAAGAAGTGGGTGGCTGTGCTATAGAAATGCCTTAAAAATTTCCTATAGGTGAGTTGATCACACCGAATAAATGCCCACACTTGAGCCCTGATCCGATGGTATGCGTGCCTAGAGGTCGGTTGATCACCGATAAGCCTCGATGGTACAATTCACTTCGGGTCTGGGGTCAAGTGTGATGACATTAAACTGTGCACGAAAACACATTGACCAATGAAAGGTTTATCAAAACTCCTTTAAATTTTGTTTGATAGACCGAAACACTATAGCCTGGCGCTCGGTGCAACTTTCCGGGCGCCAAGCTCCAAGCACCAAGCTTCCACCGATTGAGAGTGAAAGAGTAAGATCTTAACTTGTACTGGAAGCTTCAAGCAGCAAGCTTGACAAGCTTCAAGCTATGGGATATAATAGGATACATGAAAGTTAGAGAACTAATAAAAATATTAAAACAAGCACCACAAGATATTGATATAGATGTATTTAATCATGACACAGATTATTTACAAAAAATCGATGATGTCTGGATACCAGGCAAGGAAGACATGAAAGACAATCCAGAAGTGCAGTTAGAAATAAACAAGGGGGAAAAATGAGTGCATTAAAAAAGAAAAGTGAGACCTGCGAAGAGCAGCTCAAGAGGATGGTGAAAGACATTGCAGGAGAAATAACTTCAGGCAAGACTCAAGAGTATATCGGAGATCCGGAGATCGAACTCACTGCGGAGAAGTTCATGGACGGCGTCTACGACATAGAATGGATCACGCACCGTGATCATAGCTACAGAGCTGCAAGGCTTTTGGTTGCAGGTGGCGGACCTACAGTGTGGGTTAACACGCTGCACGGCACAGTGGACGGATATTGGGGAACCGATAAAGTTCATTGGCATTATACCGACAACATTGGGCTGGAAGAGTACCTTTTAGAGATGCACGCTAACGAAACTGCGGTGTTAACATCGTAATGCCTGTTCAAAGTAGAGACTACAATTCAATTTTATGGAATCACTACCTTTGGTGTTTAGTAGAAGGCCGGGACACTTCTTGGTTTTTTAAGCATCAAGCTTCGAGGCCCAAGCAACAAGCTCCAAGCTACAAGGATCAAGCCCCCAGGCCCAAGGTTCAAGCTCCAAGCCCTGATTAACAAGCTTTTCTACCTCAGCACCATGGTACAAGAACCATGGAAAATGTTTTGAGGACCTCTGTCTTTGGTCCTCAATAAGGATGTAAGAATTCTTCGGATGCTCTACATGGAAGGCAATTTGGTGTGGAGAAAATTTAATTTTTTTACCTTTGGTAACTTTTAGCTCAACAGTAAAATAGTGCCCAGAATTATTGTAGCCCAAGCAATCAGGAGTACCAAGAGAGCTAAGATTTTCAAGCCTAGTCCACTTAATTGCAGGTGTATATTTTTTAAGTTTGAGATATAATTTCCGCTCTGGACCCATAAATTTTTAAGGTAAAGCATGGCTACAAAGTAAAGCCAGAATCTTTATCTGTTGGTGCTTTAATTATTTTTAATCCTTGAGGTTTAAATACAATTCTCATCGAGTTCGCACCAATAATTGTACTCTCTTGCACCTCTATTTTTTTAAGTTCTTCCAAATGATTACCAACATGCATAAACACAGAAGCATCACCTAGTTCTCCTTGTGTGCCTTTACCTTTGTTGTCCATAAACTCTTGTAAGAAGTTCATTAACTCTCTTAATCTCATTTACCAAACTCTCCTTTATTTCTAATGTTAGTTAAATCTTCTACATGTTGAGCAAGCTTTTTATTATCTGCTTTTAGCTCCTTAACTTCTTGCTCTAAAGTGTTAGCCTTTACTGTTTGAAATTTAAGTTCAACAATTTGTTCTCCAACCTGCTCTTGGTGTGCTTTACTAATTCTTTCTAACTCCTTAACTCTAGCCGCATATTTATAACCAGCTTTAAGATAATCTTCAACAATACTTCTAGTGCCTTTAAGCAAACTCTTTGTCTGTGCTAGTTCACTTTTTAATTCTAGGTTTTCTTTTTTATAGGTGTCTATAAGTCTAGTTAAGTCTAGTTCACCTCTGTCGTCATGATGTTTCAAATCATGTCCAAAAGGACCAGCATCAAAGCTAGGAACACTTGAGGTTTTTAGCTTATCTAGTTGCTTTTCAAAGTTTACTGCGTCTTTCTTTGTTGTGACCATATGTTGACAATATAGGATACTTACCTTAAAATGTCAAATATGGGAGTACCAAAAAGATTAACAGAAATGCAACAAAGATTCGCTGAATTTCTAGTGTATGGCGGCCCTGATGGTCCAGTCACTAAAACAGAAGCGGCAGTCCTTGCTGGCTACTCTAAAAACAGAGCACCACAGGAAGGATCAGAGCTGACCAACCCAAGACAAAGCCCATTAGTTGTAGAGTACATTGGTAAATTAAAACAAGATAGAATTGCAAAGCATGATGTCACTTACGAAGGACATTTAGCTGAATTAGATAGAATTAAAAACGCAGCCTTGAAGAAGGGCTCATTCTCCTCTGCCGTAAACGCAGAAACAAATCGAGGCAAGGCGGCAGGATTATACATAGACAGAAAAATAATAAAACATGGAAGATTAGAAGATATGTCAGAATCAGAATTGGAAGCCAAGATGCAAAAGATTTTAGAAGATTACGGTTCATTGCTAAATGTTACTCCCAAATCCGAAAAGATTGAGAGCAACACAAAGCAAAAGAAAGATTACTCCTCTGAATCGTCTGTATCATCTTCTGAATCTGAATCATCTTCATAATCGTCCTGCATTTCAAGAACGTCCATAATACTAGCTATTTTGTTTTCTAGTGCTTCGACCTTTTCTTCTAGCTGTTCGATTTTGTTTTTGTTTTCGTCTTCGTTGTTTCCGAACATGTCTCCTCCCTTGTTGATTGAAGCCAAACATATAACGATTGTCAGTCATCCAATCAATCATTTTGTTTCCTACGTGTTTGGTATTTTTTCCATTTTAATAATGCAACCGATAGGAAAGATGTTTCGGTCACTAAATACTTCATCCTTAATATCGTAAGAACTAAATGTGTATATAAATTTTTTAGTCTTCTTATAAACATAGGCTTGTGTAATCATATAACTTGCTTCGAACTTGTCGAACTCTTCTGCAGTAGCGTGCCCCGCATCGCCGGTAATGTCAACCCACTTTATTGAGTAGAAATAATATCTTTTTTTGTTTATAATTGCCGACTTAAATTTAGATTTTTTTCTAGTCTTCCCTATCATCATGCCATCTCTCGTTAATTTTAGAAGCTAACCAAACTGCTATTGGTATGCAAAGGATAAGAGTTAACTCCATAGATCTTTGAATTCCATAACCAAAGTAGTGGTGCAATATAGTAGTTATCAACACTGGAACACAACCTCCAACCAGTACTAAAATGATCATTCTATATTCAAAAGGAGGTCTCATTTACCTCCATATCACATTTGCGACCCCTATATAAGCCCTTGAGTAAAATTTCCTCTAACTGCATTTTTTCCAGATTGCTATCGCAAGAGGGTAAAAATCGACTACTATTGTTGCTATAAGCGAATAATAGGTGCGAGCAAAGACCCTCGCACGGGTATCGCACGCCCTCGCCAGCGATACCGGACTCCATAGGATAATGCTCAAATGACCGTTTGTTCTTACTCTGTTCCCTCGCATGCGATACCTTGCGATACCTGTGCGATACCTCTAGCTCGCAACATTGTGGCAACATTGTGGCAGGATTATGTCTTTTTGTTGTTCTCAAATTCTTGCAACATCACACTCAAATCAACCTGTGCTTGTTCTTTCTCATCGTGTTTTATTTCGTAATATTGGTTTACTCTTGCTAAAAATTTATGTTTTTCTCTACGTAAGTTATCCCCACTAATTTTAAATTCTTGGTAATATAAATCCGGTGTACACATCATGATCACG